CTTCTAGTGCTTGTTTACCTATTGCAACATTATTAATACCTGTCGTAATACTTGTACCAGCAGTTTGACCAATAGCAATGTTGGAATTGCCCGTAGTAACCTTGCGGGCGGCATAATAGCCAAGGGCTATATTATAACCCCCAGTTGTTGATGCACTGCCTGAGTCCACCGACCTGCCTGCTTCATGTCCAATAGCGATTGTGTAATCACCTTCATTATATTGGGCAGATTGATAACCTATAGCAACTTTTTGAACGCCCCCCGTAGCTTCAGCACCAGAAAGATTGCCGATGTGGATACCGCCATTCACAGTAGTGTAATCTTTACCCGCTTGATAACCGATATAAACAAACTCGTCTGCCGTGGTGTTGTTCATCCCTGCGTAAGTGCCTATTGCTACTGCGCTATTAGCACCAGCAGAGTTTTTCATCGCTTGGTGTCCTATTGCCACATTAGCTTGCATATAGGATGTATGTGAACCGTATAGAGACTGATAACCAATCGCTATATTCTTTTCGCCAATAGTATTTCTTGACCCTGCATCATAACCAACGTGAACGTTGTAATCTCCCGTGGTTAAGTCATTACCCGCCTCTTGGCCCAACAAGGTATTATACTGACCACCACTTTGAAGTGCAGCGCCAGCACCAGTACCACCGATAAAGTTGCCCGTACCTGTGTTACTTGAAGCACCCCCCGCCGCTGCGCCATCAATGGTTAGAGAACCGCTTGTAGCGGATATGTCGTTCGTTTGGTGGTTGATGGTTATAGACATTTAGGTGCGTCCTTTTAGTTATACAGCGGTAGAGCCGTCCATATCATCTTGGTCCATGACCCAAGCATAACACTTATCAAGAAAAGTAGAACCTGATTTTGCTTCTACGTCGGTCAGGTTTGCGCTGTAACGCTTGAAGTCTACCTCACGGGTGTCATCCGTAGGTGAGTTTGTAGCATATGCCGACAAGTCGATCATCACGGAAAACTTTGGATCAGTTCCACGTTGCCGCGTTACACTTGCTGTAACAATACGGTAGTATGCACCTGAAAACGAAATGCCGTAATCGGAGTTCGCTTCAGATATGTTGTGTTGTATAGCCATTTGGTATCTCCTTTAGGCGTATGTAAGTTCAGATGTGTGAATTGTAGCCACCCACCTGATGTTAGTTGATGCTGCACCAGTTACTTCTATTTTAAGACAGCCATTTGTGGTGTCAGCGGATAGTGCCATGCCCCAATTATATGTATTATCTATAATTGTAGTTGCGCTATTTACTAAGACTGTTGTGCCAGCAGAGCCTTCTCTGCGAATTAAACCTTCAACTTTCCATGCTGCACATTCAGTACCTTCTGATGCTTTTTCTCTTGCTACAATAGTGCCGTGGAATGAATAAGCAGAGTTGTTTTGTAAGTTTACTTGATTAGTTGCTGATGCAGAAGTTCCTGTAGACGTAAGAGCTATGGCTGTTGCATTTGTGGTAGATACGTGTAAAACATATTTACCTTGTTGTGCATCGCCAGCACCATTTATATAATCATTAGCAAAAGCGTATTTACCAATTATACCGCCTACTCTTGCGTAAGCACCAATCGCAACACTGCTACTAGCATTTGCTGTAACATTTCTACCAATTGCTAAACTATCACTACCTGAACTACTTGCTTCATGGCCTATAGATACTGAACTTGATCCTGATCCACCCAGACCTGCTTCTCTACCTATTGCAACAGTAGAGTGATTAGAGGATCTTGCGTTATAACCAATAGAAACACCATAGTCACTACCAGTAGCTTGAGCAGAGCCAATAGCTACAGCATAATTACCCGTAGATTTTGACTGATAGCCCATCGCAATACTGCTAGTACCAGTTGCACCGTAGGATGAACTGTTGGTAGCGATGGCGGCTGCGAAGCTGTTAGTGCCAGAAGCATAAGAGCCACCAAGAGCCATTGCGCCCATATTAGAGCCACCAACTGTTGCTAGGTGAGCGCTACTGTTCAAGCCAATGGCAGTTGAGTAATGATTGTTAGTGGTTGTGCTACCCATGATAGCAATTGTAGAATTTGCCCTAGATAGGCTGACATTGCCGCCGCCAACATTTCTGCCGATTGCCAATGCGCCGTTACCTGATGCCGTACCACCCTGTACCGCAAAACTATCCGTACCACTTGCGGTTGGTGCTTCACCAATGGCTATTGCATTAGCCCCAGTCGCAGAAGGTTGTGCTGAAGGAGAGCTTTCATTAGCAGCATAAAGCGCAGCGCCAACTGTGGCGAATGAAAGTGCGCCAGAGCCATTTGTAACAAGCGCAGTCCCTGATGAACCATCGGCTGTAGGTAGGGTGTAGGCTCCAGATACTCTAACCGCATAGCCTGAAGCACCTAAAGCAACCTGATTCGTTGCGCTTGTTGCTGCATTGTAACCAACAGCAGTTGCATTCGCATGTGTTGCTTGAGCGCCGTTACCTAAAGCAGTTGACCTAGTGGCGGTAGCATCTGTACTTGAACCTCCTGCAAAACTGTCTTGGCCAGAAGCTACAGCATTATAACCGTATGCGGCTGATTGATAGCCACTAGCTATAGAACTTTGACCAATAGATGCTGCACTGTTATTTGTAGCTCTAGCTTGAGTACCAAACGCTACGGAGTTTACACCAGTTGTGCCATAAGAGCTTGAGTTATTAACTATACTCCCAGCAATACTACTAGCCGCACCAGCACGAGAGTTACCTATAGCTATAGCTTCGCTTGAACCAACCGCTTGCGCATTGTAACCTAACGCTGTTGCAGAGGTAGCAGTAGCATCTGTGCCAGAACCTATTGCTGTTGCATGTGGGCCTGAAGCTACAGCCAAAGCGCCAACGGCTGTTGCCGACTGACCCGCCGCTCCCGCGGCGGCATAATAACCTAGCGCAAGAACGTTTTGATTGTTTCCAGCAGTTGCGCCAGTGCCAATCGCAATTTTATCATTATTCCCAGTAGCTGACCCTGCTACTGCGGCACTACCTATAGCAATACTGTTGTTACCATTTACTACAGGATCAGTGGCACTTACAGGATTAGCAGCATAAAGATCAGCACCAACCGCAGAAAAAGACAACGCGCCCGAGCCATCTGTGACAAGCGCAGTCCCTGCCGCGCCGTCTGAGGTTGGCAGGGTATAAGCATCGAACAGCTTGATTGTATTCCCAGTGCCACCAATAGCTATTTGATTGTCTACGCTGGAACTAATCGCCTTACCAATAACAATAGTATTTTCGCCAGAAGCCGTCGAAGCGTTTTGACCTATAGAAAAAGATTGTTCCCCATTGGCGCGGCTAAACCCTAGCGCTATTCCATATTGCCCTCCCGCAATAGCGGCGTATCCAATCGCAATAGCGTATGTGGCTTGTGCTCTGGATTGATACCCAAGAGTAACGGAGTTAGCCCCTGTCGATCCAAACGTCGCATCGTTGCGTGAGTTGTTCGCACTAAACGCTTCTAGCCCCGACGCATTAGAGCCACCAAGTGCTACAGCCCCGTTGCCCGAAGCTATCGCCCCCACATTGGTTCCCGTCGCCAACGCACCGATACCAACAGAACGGGTGCCCGAAGCTAACGCATCAAGGCCAATGGCTATCGCATCTGTGCCCGTGGCACTCGGACCATTAAAACTTGAAGTAGTTTGCGTAACAAAATTTGCGTCGTATAAAGGGCTTACGTCTTCCGCAGCCGCAGTAATAAAGACTTCCGCATTTCCGCTTAGAGAAATCGCAGAGCCACCACTGGAACTTTCACTCGGAGTTCGAGTTAATGTAGTGCCCGAGGTGGTATAAGTCCCAAGCCCAATTTCCCAATTTACGCCATCTTGGATCGTATACCGCGTTATCGCCCCTGTGGTTAAACCCGCAGCGGTGAAACTTTGGTAGCCTGAAAGAGCAGAACCCAGAGTTATAGTACCAGCACCCGTGGTGCTGGTGGACATTTTTGCCCTGTTCTTTAAAACAGCCATTGTCGCACTCGCTTATGCTATGCGGATAATTGCGTTACTCGCGTCCGCCGTTGGGAAAACAATCTGGAAATCTCCAGCCGATGAGGCTTTATCCGAACCGAAGTCCAAAATCACGACGGAGTTAGTTGTTCCAGAGCCTGCTCCCGCAGTCGTATTATATATCAAAGCACCACGCGCCGTAATCGTAGCCGACGTAAACGTAAGATCAGAGAAGTCTGTCAACGCCGTAGTGCCCGACGATGTGGGCGTTACATTCACCAACGTTCCGCCACCCGCGCTATATGTGCCTGAGTTACTAACCTCGTTTGAGCTTGTGTAAGCAGTTGTAGCTGCGTTAAACGAAGCGTTGTTGTCATACAAAGCGAGCTTAAATGTGTCGCCCGTTCCGTTCGTAAAGTTGTGCGTAGCGGTCATCAATTCTTTCTTGAAAGACGTACACATGTAGTTTCCACTAAAGGCCATTTAAAGTCTCCTTATCAATTCTGCCAGTTCAGGGTTGCCAGCATCTTTAATCGCATTATACACAGTTGTCCTATCGCTGTGAATAGCTTGTCTCAGGTAGTACGCAATGACTGTTTCCACATGACGGGAAAAAGCCTTTGCTTGTTCTTGGATCGCTGGATGGGCAGAATCAGATATCGAAATAATCTTTTCTACACATTGCTCTGCAAGCTCGTCTGGGTTAAACCCACGATTGCTTGTTGTTCGTACCGATACTACCGCGTCTTTGCGGGGTAAGTCAAATGCTGCTAGTGTCATTGTTTCGCCCTTATAACTTTACCCGTGCGATATTCGTCCGTAGTTTCCTTGGCCTCACCCAAAAGTTTAATACCCAGTATCGATTCTTGAAACCTCTGCGTATACATCTGCATAACGTCGGGCTCACCCTTCATGTAAATGTACGCCTCTATTAATGCGCCATACAGCAAAGCCATTTCAGCGTTTTCGCTCAACCAAGTTGAGTCGTTGTCTGTACCCGCAGTTATACTTTGAGGTCGATAAAAATAATGAAGCTCCGCCGTATACGCCGCGTTAGGCGTCGGGGCCATCAAAAAGTTATCAACATCGAACTGGCAATAATACTTCGGCTCCCCCGTAGTCGTGGGATCCGGGGTGTACGTCTGCACAAAGCTCGGATCTTTAAACTCTACAAAAAACTTGTCGCCGTTCGATCCGGTCATACTTAACGAAAACGGAGCAAGAAAGTCCGCTGGCACTTTAATGTATTGAGCAGCGGCACTCCCCGAGTTAGTTGTGGCAGTAGCGTTTTTCCGGAACAAACTTAACTGTACACTTTTAAGTATTCGCTCCTCAGACAGACGAATAAACAACGGTATGTTCGTTACATACCCTGTTTCTTCATACTCAGTATAATCTTTAATAGCCTGCTTTAGCTGCCCATATGTCATCGTCATGTGTTGATCTCCACTGTGCCTACCGAACCCACAGCTACTAAGTTGTTGGGCGGAGACAAGCCTTCTTGGTAGTTAAACCCCACCGGATTCCATCCCCACTGTAGAGCGCGTTGTTCCGCCAGATCACTTTCCGGTCTCGGGTTGCGCAAGGCTTGCGGATCAGGGCCAACTCTCGGAGGATATAGTTGCGGGTGCTTCGGCTCGAACTCCTCTGGCCCAACCAACGCACCCGTCCACTCCTGCTTCATGTCCCGCAAACGATAACGAAACCCGGACCTGTCCGAAATACCCCAAGCGTTTTTGTTAGAAGCAAATGACATCAGACCCTCAAATACCTAGCACTAGGTTGTAACTTCAACGGAACTCGGTCCTCGTCTTCTTCCGCGGCACGTTGAAACTCTTCTTCATACACCGCTTTTAATATCTGTATCCGTTCCGGAGCACGTTTCATAGAAAGGTAGTAGGATAAACCAGCAACCATACAAGGATAAAAACGGAAAGGCATATCAGTAGTGTTGACCAACGCATCGGCATCCTCGATCCTTTGAACATAATAGTAGATCAACTGATCCGTAGAGTTTTCAGGTGTTTGCCACAAAGTTATAATGGGGTCGATCTGCCTATTGAAGTAAAACTGTGACGGACGGCCTTGATCAGTCTTGTTCGGAAACGTCAGATAATCGCCGCGACTAATACGCTCGACTTCGTAATCCGTCCCATCCCTGCGTAAGACCATCTCCAACATGCCAACGACATCCGCCGTCAACGTGTAGGTGGATGTGCCCTGCACCAAGTTGGTCGTTCCTTGCGCCACGGTCCAGAGGTTTAAACCTCTGTTCGCCCAGTCCGCAAACATCAGGTTCAGAGACCGACGTGCTGTCCGAGCATCATACCCAGTGCGAACTTCTAGTCCACACCGCTCATACGCCTCCTCAATTATCTCACCGACATCGAGGTTAAAATCTCTTGATCCTGAAGTTGTCATTATCTACACCATCTTTGTGTCACGAACACCGCGACCCGACATTACACAACCGCCATTTTTGTAACCTTTGTTTATCATACCACCCTTTGCCTTTTTCGCGGTCTTTCCTGCATTGACAAAGTCTTGGTCACTAGGCGCACCCTTGTCGCCTTTTTTACGCATAGGCTTTCCGCTTTTTCGGCGGTTGTGTATATTCTCGTATAGACTCATATCATTTTTCTCCTCTGGTGGCGTGGATATCTGGAACGGCATTGATGTTCTGCTTATGCTCATTATATTTTGCACTCCGTACTAAAAAATCCTGCCACATTGGTTTAATCATGTCATAGTTTGCACCGACCCTGTAGGTAATCACCGCGGTGTCCGCTTTAAGTTGATACAGTTGCAACGCACCCCAGCATAACAGACCAATGGTAATTACAGACGCTAAGTTATTAAAATCGACTTTCATTACCAAGCCTTACATGACCAATACTTGGCCTTTAATTTATCTAATGTACCCTTATCACAACCATGACGGTCCCTAAACGACTTGCGCCGTTTAGGATTAGATTTTTTGATGGACATCTTGGCATCGCCAAAACGAATGATTTTTTCTTTGCCCTTGGCACATGCTTTAACAACAGACTTTTTTCCGCCAGATATCTGACGTTTGGGCTTGTTGCACTTCATCTTGGCTTTATCAATTTTAGCCATGAGTCCGCCCT